CTACTTCGTTGCCTTGGCGGTCTTGATCCGGCGCCGGTCGTACACCTTTGCAACCATCCTTCCGTCGCTATGGCCGGTTGCGTCTGTGATCTTGGTGTCGCCTTCCTCCATCCGATCGGTCACCGCCGTCGGACGCATGTCCGCCAAAGTGAAGCGGTTGAAGGTACCCCCGTCTTCAGCAGCTTGCTGCGCGCAGTACTTCATCAGTCGGCCTAAGATCGTATTGAAGCCGCTGCGGGTGTAGGGCTGGCCGGCGGTATTCCCGAACACGTACAGGCTAGTGGTACGCTGCAGGCTTAGCGCCTCCTGCACCGTCGCGTGCAGAGCAGGCGACCACTCGATCAGCTTGTGCTTCACGGCATGGCCCTTCTTCCGCTTGCCGACAGCGACCTCGATGCCGCCGTCCTTCACCGCCTGGCGCATGAGCTGGCGCATCTCCTCCGGCCGGCTCACCGTCAGGTAAGCCACCTGCAGGCACAGCGCCAGGATCAGGTAGCTGCCGCCGCGTTCGCGCGCAACACGCATCATCATGTTGATGTCTGCCTCCTCGACATATTTCTGGCGCGGCCGTGTCTTGTTGTACTTGATGCCCCGGCAAGGGTTCGTCTCCAACTCACCCAGCCGGCGGCCGTACTCGAGCACGGCGGACAGCAGGGCGATCTCCTTGTTTGCCTTAGCGGGCGCGCCTTCCTGAGCGCGGCCGGCCAGGTACTTGTAGACGTGGACCGGCTTGATGACCGACGGCTTCACCTTCCCGAAGACCTTGATCAAACGCTTCGACTCGATTTCGTTTTCGGAGAGGGTTGATGCCGCCTTCCGGTCCTCGCTGTCGGCCGGCAGGCCTTTCTGCCAAGCGAAGTACTTCTGGAACAAATCCTCGGTCGGCCCGGATGTCGGAGCGGCGCCGTTCAGCACGTTCGCGCGCTCGATTGCTTCGGTGCGAACCCGCGCAACGGCTTCGGCATCGCTGGCGGGCGCGGTAAGCCGGAACTCCCACTTCCCGTTCGGCAGCTTGTAGCCGTAGCTGACCTTGAACTTGCCGCTCCGCTCGTATAGGCGGAAGGGCATCCCGTCGGGTGATTTGCGTCGACCAATCATGCCAGTTTGAACATGCTGAAATCAGGTTCTTCGAAGTCGCCGCCGTTCTGGGCGGATTGCCCCAGCTCGCCGGCCATGCGCTTGTCGTAATAGTTGCGGCTCACCTGCGGGAATCCGCGCCGGTTCGGCTCAAAGGGCCAGCCGTGCTTTGTCAGGTAGCGCCGCATGCATGAGTAGCTGTTCGGCTCGCAGCTGATCATCTCGGCCAACTCCTGCGCTGTGAGGTATGCGCTCATAGTCGGTCCTCCTATGCTGCTTTCTTCAGTGCGTCGACACGCTTAAACTCGACCACCCATACCCATGGGTTGAGGTCCCAGCTGCCGGCGCCGTTGATCTGCTCCCAAAGCGTCCGGTAGCTGACAATCGGGCTGCTGAACCACTCACAGGGGTCATCGCACTTCAAGCTGTAGTCGAGCCACGTCTTTCCCTGACTGCGGCCGTTGATAACGACGTCGCACCCCTCGATGCCTTCCGCGATCGCGTCGGTCTCGCTGCAGTCGTTGAGCCGCTCGATCCGGATGCCGGCGATCTCCAGGGTGATACGGCTAGCCCAGCGCGGCATGTGAATGGAAGGCCGTCGCTTCCAGCCCCACTGGCGCAGGTCACCACGGGTGCAGCAGGTGACCGGCTCGACGTCGTACTCATACGGTGGCCAGGTGTCGGCGCCGTCACGAAGCATCCGAGCGGTGCGCTCGGGTCGCTCCCAGCCGTTCTCCCGCACCCACAGTCGGTCGCCGGGCCCGCCATCGGGGCACATCAGGGTGTCGCCGGTGCGGGTGTGGAAGATAGCGTCCTGCTCGGGGATTGTCTGTCCGGCGCTGGTGGTCATGGTCGGGCCGCCCACGGTGGTCGGCTCCCACTGTCCCAGCGGGTTCTGGTGCGGCAGCTTCACCACCCGGCGCGTCTGTGTCTTGGTGCCGTCGAGAATGGCGCGCACCATCGGCGCGCTGAAAAGGATGGGGCGTTCTTTCATGCTAGGATGCCTCGCGGAATTAAGGGAGGGATATGCGTTGGTTTTTGATTGGCTATCCGGCGCTGGTGGCCACGATCGCAGTGGTTTTTCTTGTTCAGTACTTCTTCTGCCTCTCTGCCGAAGCATGGGCCGCATGGGTTGCTGCGTTGGGAACCCTTCTTGCCTTTGCCGGCACCATCTGGCTCGCTACGTCTCAATACCGTCTGAAACAAAAGGCGGACGCCGATATTGCACACCTGGTTGCCGCGCGCATGTCGGGGGAGCTTGCAGCAATGATTGACCGAGTCGAGCAGATCCAGGCAAGACTCACATTCGGGAACCCGGCAGAACTTGGTCCGGCTTTCGCGACTCACGTGTTCGCGCTGAAGCCAGACCCGATCAGCGCTCTCGGTAACGCGGATCGTCTCGTTTTGCTGTCGCCGCTTCCCAATCGAGCCGCGCACAGAATTGCTCGTGCAGTGGGAATGATTCATGGCTTCTCTGAAGAGCTGGAGCCTTACATGAATATCTCCCGCTGGCAGCAAGTTACTGCGGCTGGACGTGAACACTATGCGAAGAAATGGTCGAAGCAAATTGATCAGATTTTCGATCTCTTGAAGGTTGCCCAACTTGAATGCGTCAAAGCTTCCGAGATAGGAGCCCCTCTGCCCACACATGAGGAAATATACGGTCCCTGGATCACCGATCTCGAAGACTTCTAGTGCTCCTGGCGTTGAGCCTTCAACCTTTTTGTTCATGCTGCTTCCTTTGTTTCGAGCGTGACGTCGGCGAGAAGCGACGCTTCTCCCTGGATACGCCGGCGCGCGATCTCTGCGTACGCCGGATTCAATTCGATGCCGATGCAGTCCCGCTGCAGCCGGTCGGCGACCAGACCCGTGGTGCCGGCGCCGAAGAATGGGTCGAGCACCAGGCCTCCGGGCGGGCAGCCAGCCTTGATGCACATCTCGGGCAGCTCCGGCGGGAAGGTGGCAAAGTGCGCCTCAGAGAAGGGCTGTGTGGTGATGGTCCAGACGCTGCGCTTGTTGCGGCGGTCGACCGGCATGGCCAGAGCAGCATCGAAGCTCGAATTGCTCTTGATGCCGCTACCGGCGTCGGCCAACTTGCGGCCGACCGCCTTCATGGTGCCGTTTGTCTTGGTGCCGCCGTTTGCTCGAGCACTGCCTTTCTGGTTTTGCACGTCCTGTGCCAGGCGTGCGTGCGTGTTCGGGGACACCGGTTCGGAAATCGCATCCTGGTCGTAGTAGTAGCTCTCGCTCTTCGTCAGCAAGAAGATGTACTCGTGAGCCTTCGTGCAGCGGTCTCGCACGGATTCTGGCATCGGGTTCGGCTTGTGCCACACGATGTCCTGACGCACCCACCAGCCGGCATCCTGCAGGGCGATGGCCAGGCGGTGCGGCATCATCACCAGGTCTTTCGGTTTCAGCCCGGGCACACGCACGTCGGAGCGAGGAATCGGCGCGTCATCGCGGCGTCGGCTGGTGATCATTTGCCGCTGTGCGTCGCCACTGGCGGACCGGTGCTTGAGACCGATGGCGGGGCTGTTCGTGCTACCGCGGTTGCCTGCATAGCTGTCGCCCATGTTGACCCAGCAGGTACCGTCCGGCCGCAGCACCCGGCGCACCTCGTCGAAGACCTCGACCATGGTGGCGATGAATTCGGACGGCGAGGCCTCCAGGCCGATCTGCCCGGCGACGCCGTAGTCGCGCAGCCCCCAGTAGGGCGGGCTGGTGACCACGCAATGCACGAAGTCGGCCGGCAGGGTGCGCAGCTGCTCGCGGACGTCCCCGATGAGGATGCGGACGGTCACCGTCATTTCCCCTCGATCTGGAGCAGCCCGGCGGCGACGGCATGTTCCATCACCGTCTTCCCGTTCGGCAGCAGGATTTGGCCGAGAAATGCACCCTCGAAGGTCAGGATGCCGACCTCGATCGCGATGGTCTGTCCCTTGATCCAGTCGCGCAGCACCGAGCAGACGCTGACCTGCGCCTGATCCATCGCCCGGGCTTCGTGCTGCTCGCGGGTCCGACGGTGCCGGGACGGGTTGTACGGATACTCCTGCAGCCAGGCGGCCGCGTAGCCGCGGTAGCTGGCCTTCACGGTGACGTCGCGCCCACGGTACGAGAATTGCACCAGCAGCTCGCCCTTCTCGTTGTCCGTCATCGTGCCGAATCGCGGGCACCCGAAACGCGTCAGCACCTTCCGGATGTCGTCGAGCGCGGCGCTGCCACTGGTGGCGTTCTCGTAGGGGAGTCCCATATCAGGCGGCTTCCTTCAGGTCGCCCTGCAGGCCTTCCTCGGAGATTTCCGAGATCACACTAACGTGCACCTCGCTCTGAATCAGGGTGAGCAGCTTGGCGGCGTCCTTCTCGGTCGGATGCACCTGCGCGCGGAAGGCGATCACGACGGTACCGCCCTCCTGGCAGATGAACTTGAACTTGTTGATCTTCGACTCCGAGAAGACGATGTCGTCCTCGCCGCGCACGCCGTGGTGCACGCGCAGCTGCATGTGCTCGAGCTCGGCGCCCCACTTCAGCGGGCCGAGCAGCGGGTTGCGCAGGTTGGGCGCGTGGGTCTTGTCGTCGACCAGATCGCCCTGCACGGACTCGTCCTTGAAGTAGAGGGCGGTCTTCAGCGTCGAGCTGAACATGGAGAGCGAGTCGTTCGGCATGCGCGCCTCGATCTGCAGGTCGATTGCGAGGACGTTGTCGTCGCCGTGCTTTTCGGTGCGGCTGTTGATGTTGACGATCTTGACGAGCTGCTTGTCGAGGTCGAATTGCGGTTTGTACATGGGTCTGTTCTCCCTGGTGGTTAGGCTGCGAGTTGAGCGGCGAAGCGGCTGCCAGCGCCGATGGTGTGCTGGGCGATCGCCGAGCAGATGCGGGTGAAGTCGGCCTCGTGGTACAGCTTCGCGCTCTTGTCGGTGGCCGCCGGCGGGAAGCCGAGGCTGGACAGGAAGTCAGCGGTGATCGTGAAACCGAGCCGTTCGTTGATCTGGCCGAGGCGCAGGGACGGGGTGCGCGGCGCGATGGCCTGTGCGAGTTCGGCCGGGGCAGCCGCATGCCGCACCTCGGCCAGCGGCAGCGTGGGCCGGTATTCCGGTTCCGGCGCCTGCGGCTGGCGCGCGGCGGCCTCCTCCCGGCGGCGCCGCTCTTCCGCGGCGGCTGCTTCCTGCTCGGCGCGCACCATCGCTTCAGCTTTCTGGCGCTCTTCATCGGCGATGCGCTGGCGCTCCGCTTCCAGGCGCTTTTCCTCCGCTGCCTTGTGCTCGCTGATGCGCGCGGTAATCACGGCTTGGCAGTCGTCGGGCGCCTTGAGTACGAGCTGCGCGGTGTCGGCGAAGAGGAACGCGTGATCCTTGGCCTGCTCGCGCAGCGTCTTCAGGTTGGCGTCAATCCGGTCGGCGATGGCGTTCGCCTCGATCTTCGCGTTGGCCAGGGTGGTGCTGACCGCGTCGCGCAGGCTGGCGACCGTCTTCTTTCCCTTCATGGCGCCAGCGAAGTCGGCCGGTACTGCCGGCATGTACGGCTTGCCGAGACGGGTATTCAGGCCGGCAAGGTGGGCGGCGAGGCCGTCGACACCTTCCTTCAGGATCTCGGCGCGGATCTGCTCCTTCCGTGCTTTCACCAGCCGGTCCAGTTCCAACCTGGTGGAGCGAGCCTCGGCGCTGATCTCGTCGATGGCGCGGAAGAGGGCATCGATGCTCTCGGTCTGGCTGAGCGCGTGCTGCTTTGCGGCCTTCAGCCGGTCCTCGACGTCGCCGCACCATTTCACGGCCTTCTCGGCGTCCGCGAAGTCCTGGTCGGTCTTGAGCTCGCGGTTGATCCCGCCGAAGACGGCGATCGCATGTTCCTTGAACAGGTCGAGATTGCTCGCGGTGACCATGCCGGTGACCTCGATGCGCAGCGCCGGCAGCGATTCCGGAGTGCGGCCGACGGCTTCTACGGTCACCGCGGGCGGCACGTACGTTTCCAGATCCTGCTTGAACTGCGCCCAGCCGGCGACGATGCGCGCATGCCAGCCGAGGTCCGGGAAAACCTCCATATGCACCATTCGGTCGGGCGTGCCGTCCGAGACGACGAAGATAACCTTCCCGGCGCCGGTGACCAGCAGGATCTGCTGGTACTGCGGCATGTGGTCTTCGGGCAGCTGGCCAGCGCGCACCGCGGCGGCCAGTTCCTCGTTCCACTGTTTGTGCTCGAAAGCGATGTCGCCGGCAAGCGTCAGGCCGTCGCAGGACGCCGACAGCATCCCGCCGTCAGAGCAGGTGACCGGATACAGGTCTTCGCCGATCAGCTGCTCGACCATCGGCCGCGCCAGCGCTTCGACCTCGTGGCCGTAGTCGAGGATGTTCTCCTGCACCCAGCGGCTGAACTCCTTCGGGTTGCCGGTGTGCTTCATGTGCAGCAGCTCGGAGCGCTTTACCTTCTTGGACAGGCCGAGCATGGCGGCCGCCTCGCTGGCGCCGAAGTGCTGCAGGCGGAACTGGTCCCACTCGGGGGAGCCTTGGATAAGGTCGTGGATCTGCATCATTGACCTCCCACTGCCGGCGCCCAGGAGGCGATTTCCATCTTCTGCTCGTCGGTCAGCAGCTCCTTTGACTGGATCATGGCGACCAGGTCGTTCACCGGCTTGCCGCCCTCGATTGCCTTCTTCCAGCCGGCCTTCTTCTTCTCGAAGTCCTCGGCGCTGCAGGTCGGCAGCTGCTTCTTTCCGTCGCCGCCAGTCGTTACCACCGCGGCGGCTGCCGGCGCGAAAGCCTGTTCTGGCGTGGTATCGCCTTCCTTGAGAGCGGTCGTGATGCCGAAGAGGGTGGTCAGATGCTCGAGAGTGATGTCTTCCTCGCCCTTGATACCGAGGAAGTCGAAAATCTGCTGCGGCTTCACGCCGTACTTCTGCAGTACGGCGATAGCGCGCGCACGGCGGTTGGCCAGCGTCTGCACGTTGCCGATGGCCGTCTCCCGGGCCTGCTCGTACATGTCGGACCAGAAGGCCTTCGGCACACCCTTCAGGATGGCGTTGCGCAGCGCGATCGAGCAGGCTGCATTCGCGGTGACGCCGATCATGTCGGCATTGAAGCGGCGGCCCTGACGGTCGGTGATGCGGCGCTGCACCTCGTAGGTGATGGCAACGTTCCGCTCCAGATCATGGAAAACGCCCTGAGCGGTGACGAAATCGCCCTGGTCATTGACCACCCGGGCGCCGGCGCGGCTGTTGCCCCAGGCGGATGCCACCACCTCGGCGAAGCGTGCGCTGGGGCCCTCGATCGTCTTGTCGCCGCGGGGCAGGGCGTAGATGCACTCCTGCGCTACGTTCTCGTTCAGGGTGACCATGGACAGCGTCTCGTCACGGAAGCGCTTGATCGAGCGCGGGTACTTGTGAGCGGTGGCGATCTGCTGATCGATCTCGGACTTGTTGAGTAGCGAAATCGTGCTGCTCTCGACGTTCATTACTTCAGTGCCTTCCATGCACGTTCTCCAGGTGGAATTGCGGGGGTGGGGGATCAGGAATTGCGAAGATCAGAGCGCAGCACGGCCTCGCGACCCTGCAGCACGCGCTCTACTTGTCGGTCGTTCTCGCGCTGGCTCTGCAGGTGCGCGATCTGGTACCGGATGTGTTCGAGCTGGCGGTTGATCCACCAGCGACGGAAGCTGCGCAGGGCAGGGCGCAGAGAGAAGGCGAGGAGTTCGCGGGCCGTCATGCGGCGCTCCAGACATGGATGGTCACGCCGAGGGCGCCTTCGTCGTAGGCGGCGTCCATCAGGGCGTCGCCGTCACCAATTGCGATGCGGTGCTCTGGGGGCTGTCCGGGCCGGGCGAGGGTCAGCTGGTACTTCATGCCTGCCTCGCTTTCAGCAAGGTCATCAGCCGGTGGCCCTCGTCCCTGCCGAGGACGCTGTCGATCTCGCCGGCCAGGCAGGCTACGAACGAGCGCGGCCGCATGCCGGCGTTCGGATCTTTGGATGCGTACTCGAAGGCGCTCCGGATTGCCGCTTGCAGCCGCTGAAGGGTCTGCTCGGGCGTTTGCTGGGTGTCGGTCGTGCTCACCGCGCTCTCCTGTTGGTTGATCAGGCGCCCGGCGTTTCACCGGGCTGGCGGTTCTTGTCTCTTCACGGGTCAGCAACCGGTCCGTCGAGATAAACCGCTAAATCACTACAACCAAAGGTTACAGCACGACCAGAGGTTTTGCAATAAAAAGTTGTAATAGGCGGCGCGGCCGACGAGAGAAAATAAAAAATCCCGTCGAAGCGGGATCTGCAGAGGTCTGCGGCGACCTACGGATTCCTGCCGTATTTCTGTCGGAAATCGTTCTCCATCATCTCGCACGTCCCTGCTACAAACTGTTGAGAATTCGGGCTAAGCGACTTCCGCTTCTGCTCTTCCCAGCAAAGGTCGATCGCATCCGCTGCGCGCCATCGCTCGGCGGTTGCAGGGTCACGTCCGCTTATCCCTCCAAAAAGCAGAAATGCTCCGAACACTGCCACGACGAATATTCCGATTTTGGGGAGCACGCCGAGTCGTTTCTTCCGCTCTGGCATTTGGCGGCGTCGAATTTCGGGTTCGGATTGGGCTGCTACAGGTGCCAACAGTGGGTATGCGCAGGTGGGGCACGCGACGGCAGCGGAGGAGACCTCTCTGCTACATTCTGGGCAGGTGATAAGCGCCATGTTTCTCCTCTCATCTTGTCGATTGGCAATTAAACCGTAAACCCGAGTAGGGGTATACATCCACCGACCTTGCCATCTGACGAACATCTCCTATGCTGGAAATCCTGCTCTGGAGAACAAAAACGAGAGGGAACCATGTCGGTGCACATTGAGAAGTGCGGGGAGAGTGCGTGCGGCCACCTATTCGAGGTCGAGCAGTGCAGTGCGGTCTTCGGTCCGGGGAGAGCTGTCGGGGTGATTGAGTGTCCCCACTGCGGCAAGCAGGCCGGCGGCGATCCGAGGAAGGTCTATGTCAGCCGGCGGATCCGGCGGGAGCTGGAGGCATGGCCGGAGGAGTAGGCACGGCCCTGGTGCTTCCCAGGGAGAGAGTAAGGCGACAGAGAAGAAGCCGCGGCTCAGAAATTTGCGAGTTGAAGCGGGGCCGTGTGCCGGTTCGACCATGCAGGTGGCGGAAGTTCAAGAAGGACCTGCGTCGCCACCTGTTTCGAGCGGAGGACCCATCCCATCCTGGTTGGCTCGTTCTTCCTCCCTTTCCGTCAGGGCGTATGAGAGATAAACGAAATCCGAGGGGCCTACAGCAGATGCGCTGCAATGAGGGCAAACGATCTTTCCTCTCTCCCATGAGGTATCGAGGAACGAGAACTGAGCAATCTTGAACAGGCGGTGGCAGTCAGGGGACAGGCACCGCATCACCTGTTGATTCGGCATCGATCTAGTCCTTTCCAAAGCGGGGGCTGGGCCGTGGAAGTGGGTGGTTAGACCGAGAGGGAAGGGGAGGTTCCACTGTCAGTAGCAGCCGGTCGTGAACAAGAAATGAAAAGCCCTCCGCGAAGGGAGGGCCGTGAGATCTGATGCTGGTATTACTGCCGACCGCCAGCTCCGGAGGGTGGGCGGCGGTATCGCTCTTTCCCCACGTCCGGAATAGTACATAACGAAAATGACGAGTAAGTGACGCCAGAAATGAAAAACCCATCGTGAGGGAGGGTTTGAACACGTCGTTTATGCTGCCAAGTCATCGTCTTGCACGAGCGATAGTTTCGCTCGGCTCTGCCCGCTTCCGGTTCCTTTCCCACTCAAGGTCTGCATGTTTGTGAGACGGAATAGAAGATTCTCAATTTCCGTAACTGGAAGGCCAATATCGCTGGCAATATGTCGTTTTGTGGTGCCCGTAGACCTTAGATCCGCCAATACTTTTTCCCAGACAATCGATTCCTCGCGTTCAATTCCATAAGGTTCTGATTTCCGAAATCGCTCAGCAATTTGAATGCAGAAGTTTCGGTACTGCCAATCCGTTGTAATACCCAACTTGTGCAGGCGATAGTTCAGAGCTGCGACGGACACTCGCCAGTAACGCTTTGCTTCAACGATTTCCGAGAGAGAGCCGATACGCGGAAGCTTCGCTCGCACTTCCGCCTCGGGCATGAGGAAAGCAGATGCGAACTGATTCGCCTGGTCCTCCGCGATGCGCCCCCCTTGTGGGCCACCATGTTTATGTAACACTAAGTGGCCTAGCTCATGGGCTGCATCGAACCGACTTCTTTCTGCAGTCTTAAACGTATTGAGAAATACATATGGCGTGTTGTTACGCCACATTGAAAAGGCATCCACGGTTTGAGTGTTCTCAGCGAGCGAGAACACTCGCACCCCTTTTGATTCAAGTAGGTGCACCATGTTTCTAACCGGCCGCTCTCCCAACCCCCACTTTTGCCGCAACATACGAGCTGCCGCTTCAGGATCGGAATCTTCCTTGCAGTCCAAAAGATCCTGGATAGGTAACTTAAACCGTTCGTCCACCCAGTCACTCAATAGAAAGGCGAAGGCGCCGGCAGCAAGAGCACCATCGCGATCACGCGCAGACATCGAGCTGAGCGATCTAAAACTGGCCGCTTCAGCTTGTGGTTCGTCGACGTCCGTGCCAAAGAAAAAAGACTCAGGAAAATCGAGGGCTGCTGAGAGGGCAGCAATACTGTCCGCAGGAGGTTCAACCTCACCGGCTTCGTAACGGATGACGGTTTTCTGATCGAAGCCTACCGCTTCGGCGAGTGCTTTTTTTGTGAGCTTTCTTCGCCGCCGCGCCAGACTTAGTCGAAGCGGATTGAACATTGTTTAATTATTTCCTTACCACTTCAATTTCGTACTCATTATCGTCGGCGTCATTGGGGTCGTCGAAGACATTCTCTCTGTCCCATTCACCGTCGCCTACTATGATAATCTTCTCGATGAAGTCAGTGAAGAAGCCGTTCACGAAGCCTCGGAGTAACGTTAATTCAGCGCGTACCTTATCGCCGCTGATATAGACGCAGAGGTGCCAAGTCGAGAATTCCTCAAGTCCAGGGTCGTCTTGTGCCCCGGGGGCGGGCCAGAGTTCCATCCCTGGAAGTTTGAACTGCAAATCCTCGTTCGTCGCAGCGACTCTCTCGGAGTTCGGGCCCTTCTTCGAACGGTTTTGCGGCACGCGATTGGGCAGACCTGCACCATCATCCGCGTTCATAATTGCGAGCCGAATCTTGAGTTCGCGATTGATCACCGTGGAGAAGTTACCAGCATCGTTCTTCTCCCAGCCTTCTGGACGCAATTCTTCACGTGCGCGACGCACTCCCCAGCGCCACGACTCAAACCCCCTAGCGTTCGGCGGATCGTTATCGGTACAGCCGCCGTGTCCAGCGACGCAGGCGCGGACAATGCTCATCAGCTTCTCGCGCGTCAGGCCGAGTTGGGAAAGCCGGTGAGCCACATCCAGTTGTTCTTGACGTACAGTACCAGGCACAAGACCTCCATGTCCATTTTTTACACCTCAATTGTAGTCGAAAAAATGGACATGACAAGAACTATTTACAGACTGAATCGTCCCAGGCCGCATTAATGCCGTTACCCGAAGTAGTAGAAAGTGTCCCTCATACGCACCGTCCCCTGCCGCTCCAGCGCTTCCAGCGCCTTCTCCGTCAGGTGAACCGGCTGCTGCGGTCCGTACGGGTCATTCCAGAGCTCGTGCGCCTGCTGGAGCGTGAATTCTTCCCCCGGCCGCGCCAGGAAGTGGTTTCGCAGCGCGAAGTAGGCCGTCTCGAACATCAGATATGCTCGCTCTGCTTGTGCACGACCTTCCCGAGGATCTGGCACATGTCGCCGGTGCACTGCTTCCGCGGGTAGCGGCGCTGGTCCGGATTGTCCGAAACTAGCCACCAAAAGCCGATCTCGCGCACCATCCGCTTGATGACGGCCTCGCCCTCATAGTTGACCGCGAAGACCTCGCCGTCCCGGGGCTTCCGGTCCGCCGTATTCACCACGACGGTATCTCCGTCATACAGGCCAGGCTCCATGCTCTGGCCTTTCACCGGCAACGCAATAAGCTGCTCGCGGGTGAATCCGCGTTTCTCCAGCCAGTTCCGACGGAAGCTGATCGGGTTGTCGTCCTCGATCTCATCCTCAACGGCGAAACCAGCGATGCCGGCCGACAGACGTAACTTCACCTTCCGGACCCGCACTAGGTCGGGATGCTCCTCCTCGTCGTCGACCGCGATGACGCGACGGGCGCCGGGGATGGATTGAGGAACCACGGTCTTCTCGGCCATCGGCTGAAGGCCGAACTTCAGGAACACTTCCGACACGCCAAGGAACTCTGCCGCGCGCTTCAAGTTGGCTCCGCGTGGCTCGCTGTCTCCCGCAACCCATTTCTGTACTGCCTGAGGAGACACGCCTACGAAGCGAGCCATCTCGGACTGATTTCCGCCGTTCTTTTGTGCCAGTGCCTGCTCTATCCGGTTAGCCATGGTTTCCATGCGCGCAAGAATACAAGCATTGGTTGTAACGCGCACTGCAAAAGAAAGTTGTAGAAAGGCCTGCCTTGCTGTAACCTGCGGTTGTAAGGCAACTCGAAAACCGACCACCATGGAAACAGGAATTCAAAAGGCGGTTCGCCTAGCCGGTAGCCAAACTGCCCTCGGATGCATCTTGAAAGTTAAGCCGCAGGCAGTTCAAAAGTGGGTTGCTCAGGGATACGCGCCGGCGGAGCGCTGTCGCGCAATCGAAGACGCATTTGCAGGCGAGGTGACCCGTTACGAGTTGAACCCAGAAGTTTTCGGCGAGGCACCGTCCGGGCAGAACCGCCGTCGTGACGATCCAAAGCCGACGGCTTAGGTCGCCACGAACCTCGTTATCGCTTCGCCCCCGTTGTACTTGGTTTAAATCTTTCACGCTTCATTCCTTCTGAGCAGCAATGATGATGAGTGAATAGTACTCAAAAGAAATATCAAAAAAATCATCAGATTTCAGGGAAAACGTATGAATCTCCTCGACGCCTTCTTCAACACCGTGCACGACTACCCGGGTGGCACTGAGTCGCTGGCGCCTCGCATGGGCATGTCCGCCGCGATCCTGCGCAACAAGGCCGACCAGTCCAAGGACCACAACAAGCCGCTGCTGGTCGATGCCGACAAGATCATGGCGATCACCGGCGACTACCGGATCCTCGACGCCCTGGCTGCCGCCCACGGACGGGTGTGTATCGAGGTGCCTGCTGACCGCGACTCGTCCGATATGGCGGTGCTCGAACTGGTCACGAAGGTCTGGCAGTCGAACGGCGACGTCGGCACCTCCGTGCACGAGACGCTCGCCGACGGCAAGGTCGAGAAGAAGGAACTGGCTAGGGTGCGCGCGGCGATCTACCGCCAGCAGAAAGCCTTGAACGAGATGCTGATGCGCCTGGAAGGGATGTCCGAGAAATGAGTGAGCTGCTGCGCATCGACGACGTGAAGAAGGACGCGGAATTCGCCGCCGACGTGGGGCTGGACGTCGTCGCCAACCCGTACCCGAGGAATCAGGACCCGCGCCGGCACGACGCCTGGCTGCAGTTCTATCACGAGCGGATCGCCGCCACCTCCGGCGCGCACGCGAATTCCCACGTCTCGCATTCTTTCGCCTGCTGGTAAAGCCAGCCTGCGCTGCGTCAACCGTTCCAGAGGTCACCCTTGTCCGACATCATGCTCGTAAAGCAGACCGACGCGGAGCTCTCCCAGGAGCAGCGTCAGGCACTGCGCATGGCGCTCTTCGAGCTGATCGACGGGCTGTCCGACGCTGACAAGAAGACTTGGCGGCGCCTGTGGAACTGGGTGATGCAGGCGACCGCCGGCGAGATCCTGTCGATCGAGACATGGACGCCCCGGAACAGCCGGTTCCACCGCCGCCACATGAAGATCGAAGCCGAGGTGTTCAAGTCACAGGAACGCATCACTGGCTTCGAGCAGTTCCGCACCTGGCTGAAGATCGGCGCCGGCTTCGTCGACTGGATGGCTGGACCCAAAGGCGGCGTCGTTCCGGTGCCGCGGTCGATCTCATACAAGAAGTGCGACGAGGACACGATGCGCCAGTTCCACGAGGACGCGATCGTCTTCCTCCGCACGGTGCACGCGCAGAAATACCTGTGGCCACACCTGCCTGCCGAGAAGGCGCAGGAGATGGTGGAAGGCGTCCTGGTGAGGTTTCACGAATGACGTTCCGTTCCGAGTCCTTGCGCCGTACCGTCGCATCCCTCCCTTGCGCGTACTGCAACGTAGAGGGGCTGTCGCAGACTGCGCACTCCAACTTGTACGAGCACGGCAAGGGACGCGGCCTGAAATCCAGCGACGCCGCCACCTTCCCTCTGTGCGCCACGACACCAGGCCGCGTCGGCTGCCACGACAAGTTCGATCAGTACAAGCTCTGCTCGAAGGCCGAAATGCCTGAAATGACTGCGCGCTTCATCACCTGGACCCACATCCAGTTGGTCGAGCGTGGACTGCTGAAGGTTCATCGATGAGCGTCGAAGCTATCTCCTGGGCATTCGCCCAGCCCATCCGCCATTCGACTGCCAAGTTCGTCCTGGTGGCGATGGCAAACCACGCGGACGCCGATCGCTTCTGCTGGCCCTCGATTCCTCACCTGATCGAGCAGACTGCGCAGGACAGGAAGACCGTGCAGGAAAACATCCGCCGGTTGCGCGAGTGGGGGTTCATCGAGGACACGGGCGAGCGGAAGGGCAGCACAAAGCAGGTGATCGTGTACCGCTTGAAGACACCCGAAAACGGTCCTGTTTCTGATGCGTCCGACAATGAGAAACGCACAATAAACACGCCCGAAAACGGGCCTGTTAAAGAGGCCCAAAAACGGAACAGTTCCGAAAACGGAACAGGCCCAAATTTCCCACATAACAGGCCCGTTTTTCCCAGCAAAGAGGCCCGTTTTTCCCGCGAAACAGGCCCAAAAACGGGCCCCGGAACCGTCATGGAACCGTCAGAGGAACCATCAGGGAACCATCAGATAGCGCTCGCCACCCTCCCGGCACAGAAGTTCGTTCCGCTCGATGCGCTGCTGAGTCTCGGCGTCGATGAGCAGACGGCGCGGGATTGGTTGCAGCTCCGGAAGGCGAAAAAGGCAGTCGTCACGAAGACAGCGCTCGAAGTGATCGTGAAGGAGGCCGAGCTCGCCGGCATACCCCTGGCCTCCGCACTGCAGCTCGGCTGCCAGCGTGGCTGGACGGGGTTCAAGGCGGAGTGGGTACAGCCGCGCCAGCGGGCACAGCAGGGCCCGGCTGGCGACGCGCAGCGGCAGGCCGACAACGAGGAGGCGTACCGGATGCTCTTCGGGAAGAACAAATCGGAGGTGATCGATGTTTGAACGTGACTTTTCTCGCTTCACCCAGCTGCTGGATGACGCGTTTTCCCTGAACCCGAACTGGAAGCCGCTGGGCGCCAACGGCAAGGCGCTGTTCTTCCGCGCGCTCGAGCTGTACCCGTTCGATGCAGTGAGCAAGGCGATGACCGCCCACATCCGCGACCCGCAGCGAGGCAAGTTCCAGCCAGCGCCTGCCGACCTGATCGCCCAGATCGAGGCGGCGCAAGGAGCGGCCGGCCGCCCGGGTGTGGACGAAGCGTGGGCACAGGCGCTTGCTGCGGTGGATGAGGCCGAGACGGTAGTCTGGACCGAGGAGACGGCCGCCGCGTTCGCTGCATGCCGGCCGGTGCTCAACACCGGCGACAAGATCGGCGCCCGAATGGCGTTCAAGGATGCATACACCCGCCTGGTGACCGAGGCGAACCGTCAGCACAAGCCGGTGAAGTGGCAGGTGTCGCTTGGCACAGATGCCGGCCGACGGACGGAGGTGATCAGCAAGGCGCAGGTCGCAGGCCTGCTCCCCGCCGCCCAGGCACAGGCACTCCTGCCTGCACCTGCCTTCCGGGAGGAGGTTGATCACGCCGGCCTGGCTCGCCTGAAGGCCGAGCTGGCAAAGCTAGTCCCGGCTGACGAGAAGATGGCGCAGCGCCGAGCCGAGAAGATCCGCGCCGAACAGCATGATGTCGCCACACGCAAGGCCGAGCTCGCGCAGCGCGTCGCCGCTTACCACGGAGGCAAGCATGCGGTGGCTTCTTGATCCCCGCGCGTTCAACGTCGCGATCATCCTGATGTTCCTGGCCGCCGCACTTCGCTGGGCGTACGCGCGCAACTGGCCGCAGGCGTCCTACTGGCTCGCCGCCGCAGCGCTGAACATCTCCATCACCTTCATGGGTACGAAATGAACATCCTCGCCCTCGACCTCGGTACCAAAACCGGCTACGCCCTCGGCACTCGTGGCGGCGCCGTGCACAGCGGCAGCCAATCCTTTGCCGCAGGCAAACACGACGGTCCGGCGCAGCGCTGGCTGAAGTTCCGCGCCTTCCTGACCGAGATCGGCCGCTCCTCCGGAGAGCTGCACGCCGTCTACTACGAGGACGTCAAGAACCACGCCGGAGTGCTGGCCAGCCACATCTACGGTGGCTTCCTGGCGCACCTGCAGTACTGGTGCGAGATGAACCGGATCCCGTGCAAGCCGGTCGGCGTCGGCCAGATCAAGAAGCACTGGACCGGGAAGGGCAACGCCAAGAAGGACGAGATGATCGCCGAGGCCGAGCGCCGCGGCTTCCGCCCTGTCGACGACAACCACGCGGACGCGCTGGCGCTGCTCGACCTGGCTCGGGTGAAGGAGGGCGCCTGATGGTATCTCCAATCAGATCCCGGAAGCCGATTGCTCGTGATCGGCGGCTGCAGCAGCTCGAGGCGATCCTGGTGCGCGACATGAGCTACGCCGAGGCGGCGGCCGCCCTCGGCATCTCGGAATCCACCACCCGGCACTATTTGGACAGGCTCCGCGACGTCGGTCGGGTTTATGTGTCCGGCTGGCGGAGGAGCAAGACGAGCTCCGTCCGCCTGTTCAGGGCAGGCCACAGCGAGGACGTGCCGCGGCCAGATCTAGTCGAGCTCGACGACGACGCCGAGCCACCGCGCGCGCCGACGGTCGTCGATGTTCGCCGGGATCCGCTGGTCGCGGCACTGTTCGGGGGCGCTGTATGACATTGCTGGCCTCCGAGTATCGCAACCCGTTGGAGGTGCTGATCCGACGGGAGGAGCGGACCTGCAAGGGCTGCGAGGGTGAGTTCAAGGCGGAGGCGTTCGGGAAGACGATCGTGATCTGCACGAAGCTGGACGCCAAGGGGCTGCGCCGGAACTACGGGAAGCGCTGCAAGGCATACAAGGAGAAATAACATGCGAGACGAACCAATATTCCAAACCACTGGGCAGGCGCTGGCTGTCTCGTTCTTGATCATGTCGGTCGAGGCGCGGCAGAAGAATGCCTTCCGGCTGGTCCTTATGCGGATCATCGAGTCGGTCGAGCAGCCGACGGCGAAGCTGCGCGCCTGGTACAAGGAGCTGCAGGGTGAGGCGGGAACCGTGAACTTCGCGGGTCTCGACCCGTATGAGGTGCGCGGGCAGTGCGCGATGGTCACCAGGGCGGTGGCCGACCACCTGCCGGCGCCCGAGCGGGACGCCGTCTGGGCACGGTATGGACAGCAGAAGGAAAAGGGCGACGGGGTGCAGGGACTGTCCCAGTACTTTGCGCCCCAACTCACCATCACAGACGACATCGCCATCCGTGCGCTCGTTTACGGCTACTTCGACAGCTCGAAGAGGAAGCCCTTCGATCCAAAGAAGAACGTGGGCGGGCTGTCCTACCAGGAGATCAGCGAGCAGCGCGACATCCACATTAAGACGCTGCACAGGGCGAACGCGATCATCTCGCGCACTTCGAACATCTTGCTTGGGATGGCGGAAGCGCGACTAACTCCCATGTTTCAGCGGGACGGTCTGGTGTCATTCGAACGGGAGAGCTCGTATTGGGTTGCTTAGCCCTCGCCTGCTATGTCCGTAACAAGGCAGGAGCGGCCCTTCAATGGTGCAGAAATCGGCAGGGCGGCAGCTTGAAGTACAATGCCCTTGCAAGGTGATTGCGGCCGCCCGTTTGGGACGGCATCGAATGCGAGGCTACATGGCGACAACGAATGACGGCCGACACGACGATGACCAGGCCTGTAAGGTGCTTTTGGTTGACGATGACCTTGACCTGCTTGAGGTAACGGCGACGCTTTTTCGGCAGTATGGCTACGAGGTCGTTACGGCCACCGACGGAACCGAGGCCCGGGAGGTATTGAATTGCACACAAGACATCGAAGTGCTCCTGACCGACGTCGCGCTGCCTGGTCTAGGTGGGGTTCAGCTCGCCCACGAAGCACGACGGCTGCGGAGGGACATGAAGATTATTCTGGTGTCGGGCAACTTGACGATGACCGACGCCAGTGGTCTGGTCGATAGCTTCGAGTTTCTAATGAAGCCGTACCGCATTTCTGACGTCCTTCGGCTACTCGCTAAGCCCACTCGCTAAGCCCGACTACGCAAATCGTCGTCATCCAGGTCTGTCTCTCGTGTGGTCCGAGGTAACGAAGGTATCATCACTTCACTGAGCAGCAATGTTTGCTCGACGTATAGGTATGGCGCCGGCAGGTCGTGATCCTCGATGAGGACAAAGTATCGGCGCACATCCGCATCATCCACGTAGCCTGAAGTCACGCTAATGTGATCGTTGATGGCTTGTCGGACAGCCTAAGCACGAGACATATGTTGGCGAGCCTGGGTTTCGTTAATAAAGCCCATCCTACTACCTCGATTCAAATACAGGTGCCTCGTTCGAGTCCTTAGACCGCTGCGCGTTCCTCGCTAGACGGATGAGTTTGATGAGTAGTTCCTCGCGACTGCGTAGGCGCGTGCGGCAGATGTCGACGTCCCGCTGCGGGCGGCCCGAGTAGTGCGGAACTACGGCAGAGGATGAGCTGCGTATGGTACGCCTCGCAGCGTTACGAGATTCCTTACAAAGCGCCTTGCGTAAATGTCCTTCAGGCACTATTATGTTGCCATACTGCGAATCAGTGTCAGAAGGGCCCGCCTAATCAGCGGGCCTTTTGCTATTTCGAGTTCGCAAACGTTTGTGCTATCGCCCTTTGTCACCGCCTGGAAGCTCGGGATACACCATGCCCTCCACCAGAACGCCCCCGAAGACAAAGCCGAAGGTGCAGACCATGATGCCAACCTTTGCCACGAAGATTGCTCGTGCAACTGAATCCATTGTTGCCCACGTCGGTGCGGCTTTTACTGCGATGGTGGATTTCATGTCCGTCTCCTTATGGTAATGACCCAGTATGCGCCGTATAACTGGGTAATCCCGGGATGGACAAAGTTTATTTAGCAAAGAGTCTCTTCAATCTCATCCTACGCTGGCTTTCTGCTTCCAGGCGCCGCGAGGCATCCGCGATGCGCGCGCTGCACTTCGCTGCCGGTGTCGTGCACTGAACGTTGTGCGGGCCCGCCAGCGCTGGCCAGTGGCGGGATGAATAACGCCAGCAGCTGCAGACGTAGCAAAGGACGGAGGCGCTCCCGTCGCGCGAGCGGCGTGCTGAAAGACGTGGGCTGCAGCAACCTATCTCGATACCCATGACAAGACTGCAAACCCTGAAGCCTCGGCTGGCTACTGCACCGACCGGGCGCGTACGCGTGTTCGAGTCCGTCTCCTGGCGATCTGAGAAGCAGAGCAGCTCCGCCCGTGGCTACGACTACCGGTGGCAGAAGGCGCGAGACCGCTTCCTTGCATCCAACCCGCTGTGTGTGTACTGCGAGTGCGATGGCCGTGTGACTGCCGCCACTGTCGTCGACCACATCGCTGCGCACCGCGGTAACGAGGAACTCTTCTGGGATCAGACGAATTGGCAAAGCTTGTGTGCCCCTTGCCATAGCGGACGCAAGCAGCGCGAGGAAGCGAGTCAGCAGTAGCTAAAGTTCGGAAGCCTGTGCGGGCGCCGCAGGGAGCGCGTGGAGGAATTTGAAGCCTAGCCGCTCTACTACCAGGCCAAGTACGGCGCTGCCATATATCAACACGTGAACGAACAGCACACATACGACTGTCCAGAACACATTGGCGAGTCCTTGTCGAATGCCGTCCATGCTGCCTCCTTGTTGGTTGTCCTGCCAGTGTAAGAACTTGTAACGCCGTCTGTTTGACGCCTCACAAGAGACTTGCCCTTCTTCAGCGATCGTTCATACACCGGCGATTGCTGACAGGGGTAGGGGGTGTGAAAGTCTGGGGAGTCGATCCCTCTAGACCACCTGGTACCCCATTCAGAGGTTTTTTTCCGCCGCCGAAATCCGGCAGATAACGAGTTTTTGAGCAAATTTCAGAAAAATGGCACGTCCCCCGTTCAAACCGACCGCTGCGATGCGTCGCAAGGTCGCCGTGGCGGCTGGTGCGGGCATGTCGCACGAGGAGATCGCCCTCGGTCTCGGGATCTCGCGCAATACCCTGAACAAGCACTTCGACGCTGAGCTCTCGACCGGTGCGTGCGCCCGGCGGCTGGAAGTGCTGGAATCGATGTTCAAGGCTGCCAAGGGCGGGAACGTCACGGCTCAGAAGGCGTACATCCAGATGACGCCTACGATCACCGCACCGGCGCCGGAGAAGCCTGCCACCCCGACCAAGATCGGGAAGAAGGAGCAGGCGCAGGCCGATGCCCAGACCGCCCAGGTCGGTAGTGAGTGGGAAGACCTGCTGCGCCCCGGCGCGCGGATGCAATGAGCTGGGACCTCAGCTGCCCTGACTGGGCTGAGCGGTTGCGCACCGGCCGCTCGCTGGTGCCTGACCTGCCGATTGATCGCGTGCGCGGCGATCGCGCGGTAGCGATCTTCAACAAGCTGCGCCTGGCGGACGTGCCCGGCACGCCGACGCTGGCCGAAGCCGGGGGCGACTGGTTCCGCGACGTGGTCCGTGCGCTGTTTGGCTCCATTGATCCGGTCAACCGGGCCCGCGCCATCCGGGAATTGTTCCTCCTGGTGCCGAAGAAGAACAGCAAGACCACGAACGGCGCGCTGCTGATGCTGACTGCGCTGCTGCTGAATGCGCGCCCGAATGCTTCGCTGATCATGACGGCGCCCGTGCAGGACGTCGCGCAGCTGGCATTCGACGCCGCGGCAGGCGCGATCCGGCTCGACCCGGTGCTCGAGAAGAAACTGCACATCCGCGAGCACCTGAAGACCATCGTCCACCGGGAGACGAAGGCCGAGCTGCAGATCATGTCGTTCGACCCTGCGGCGCTGACCGGACAGAAACCGGTCGCCGCGCTCATCGATGAGCTGCACGTCGTGGCCAAGATGAGCAAGGCGGCCAGCGCCATCCGGCAGCTGCGCGGCGGCATGCTGCCGTACCCGGAAGCCTTCATGGCTTTCATCACCACGCAGAGCGAGGAAGCGCCCGCAGGCGTGTTCCGGGCCGAGCTGATGAAGGCCCGGGCAATCCGGGACGGCAGGCAGCAAGGCGCGATGCTGCCGGTCTTGTACGAGCTTCCGGAGGAGATCCAGAAGAAGCAGGGCGAGTGGAAGAACCCGGCGCACTGGCACATGGTGACGCCGAACGCTGGCCGCTCGATCACTATCGACCGCCTCGTCGAGGAGATGCATACGGCCGAGGCGACCAGCGAGGAAGAGCTTCGCGCCTGGGCCTCGCAGCACCTGAATGTCGAGATCGGACTCGCGCTCCGGTCGGATGCCTGGGCTGGCGCGCTGTTCTGGGAGCAGCAGGCCCGCAAGCTGGTGACGCTGGACTACCTGATTGAACGTAGCGAAGTCATCGACGTAGGCATCGACGGCGGCGGTCTGGACGACTTGCTCGGCTTTGCAGCGGTCGGACGCGACCGGGAAACCCGGGAGTGGCTGCTCTGGAATCACGCCTGGGCGCACAAGATGGTGCTGGAACGCCGGAAAAGTGAGGCTCAGCGGCTCCTGGACTTCGAAAAGGATGGCGACTTGACCATCGTCGAGAAGATCGGCGACGACGTCGAGCAGGTGGCGGACATCGTGGCGCGGCTCGAGGCGACTGGGATGCTGGACAAGATCGGCATGGACCCGGCGGGTATCGGAAGCATTCTGGACGCCATGGTCGAGCGGCAAATCCCGCAGGACAAGTTCCTGGGCATTTCGCAGGGGTGGAAGCTAGGCGGCGCGATCAAGACCACCGAGCGGAAGCTCGCGGAAGGCGTCCTTGTGCATGGTGGACAGCCGCTGATGAACTGGTGCGTGGGTAATGCCAAGGTAGAGCCGCGTGCGAACTCCATCCTGATCACGAAGCAGGCCAGCGGCACCGGGAAGATTGACCCGCTGATGGCCACATTCAACGCCGTATCCCTGATGGCACTGAACCCCGCAGCTGCGGGCTCCCTGGACGACTTTCTCTCGAATCCGATCATCGCATGAGCGAAACCAAACAAAAAAGCCCGGGACGGCTCAAGTCCAGCGTCCTGAAGTGGCTGGGGGTGCCGATCGAGCTGACCAATGGCGCGTTCTGGTCCTCGTGGCTGGGCTCGAAATCCTGGTCGGGCAAAACTGTGACCGTCGACGCGGCGCTGCAGCTCAGTACTGTTTGGGCGTGCGTGCGCCTGATCGCCGAGACGCTGTCGACTTTGCCGATCAACTTCTACGAGCGTTCGCCCGACGGCGCGCGCAAGGTGGCCGTCGACCATCCACTGTACGAGATCCTGCACAACCAGCCGAACGCCGATATGACGGCCGTGGTGTTCTGGGAGGCGGTGATCTGTTCCATGCTCCTCTGGGGTAACGCCTTCTGCGAGATCGTCCGGGTCGGAAACCGGATCATCGCGCTCGACTTCCTGATGCCCGACAGCGTGAGCGTTCGGCGGCGGACCGACGGGAGCATCGAATACCGGTACCGGGGTCTGGACGGGAAGGCGAGGGAGATCCCGGAAGGCGACATGATGCATATCCCGGCCTTCACCACGAACGGGATGATCGGTCTGTCGCCCGTGCAGTACGGCGCCAACGTGTTCGGCACCGCCATCGCGACCGACCAGGCCAGCGCCGAGACGTTCAAGGACGCAATGCGCTCGCCCGGCCTCGTGACGATGGATTCGGTGCTGCAGCCGAAACAACGTGAGGACATCCGGCAGCACGTCAACAAGGTTTCGAAGGAAGGCGGCGTCATGGTGCTGGAGAAGGGCGCCGGCTTCCAGCAGCTGAGCTTCAAGCCGGCGGACGCCGAGCTGCTCGGTAGCCGCGCGTTCAATATCGAGGAGATGTGCCGTTGGTTCCGCGTCGACCCGGTGCTGATCGGCCACGGCGAGAAGCAGAGCAACTGGGGTACCGGCGTCGAGCAGAAGATGCTCGGCTTCCTGATGCTGACGCTGCGCACCTGGTGCGTACGCATTGAGCAGGGTATCCGCAAGTCGCTTCTGACGCCGGTAGAGCGCCGGAAGTACTTTGCCGAGTTCGCGATCGAGGGCCTGCTGCGCGCCGACACTGCCGCCCGCGCAGCCTTCTACTCGATCATGGTGCAGAACGGCCTGATGACTCGGGACGAAGTGCGCCGCCTCGAAAATCTGCCGCCCAAGGGCGGGAACAGCGCGGTCCTGACCGTCCAATCGAACATGCTGCCGATCGACAAGCTCGGCGAACACACCGACGCCGGCGCGGCAAAGGCTGCGCTGCTCCACTGGCTTTCCCAGGATGACCCGAAGGGCCCAAGCAATGAAACGTAAAGACATCGCGATGAAGCACAAGCAGTTCGCCTTCAAGGCGGACGCTGTGCACGACGACGGCTCCTTCACCGGCTACGGCTCGGTATTCGACAACGTCGACAGCTACCGCGAGATCGTGGCGCCCGGGGCGTTCGCTGACAGCCTGAAGTCGATCAAGTCCTCGGGCGATCCGCTGCCAGCACTCTGGCAGCATCGCTCCGGCGAGCCGATCGGCGGCTTCGACCAGCTCGAGGAGGATGCCCACGGACTCAAGGTCGCCGGTTGGCTGCTCAAGGATGAGATCCCGCGCGCAGCCGAGGCCTACGCGCTGATGAAGCGCCGGGTGGTGAAGGGCCTGTCCATCGGTTACTACGTCCTGGAGGACAGCTGGAACGAGAAGGACCGCATCCGCACCCTGACGAAGCTTGAACTGGTCGAGATCAGCATCGTCACGTTCCCAGCGAACGACCAGGCGCAGATCGACAGCGTCAAGTCGATGGAACAGATCATCAAGGCCGGCAAGCTGCCGACCCTCTCTGAATTTGAGGACTTCCTGAGGGAGTCAGGGTTCTCGAAATCTCAGGCCACGGCCATCGCCGGCCGCGGTCTGAAAGACCTGCTTTCCCGGGGTGAGCCCGGTGGCGAAAAAGGCGACGTACTTTCCGCGCTGCGGAATTTCAACCTCAACTCGAAATAAGGACTCACCATGAAACTGACACGTAAATCCTTCGTGCTGGTCGGCCTCGCCGTACTGGCAATGTTCTCCCTCGGCGCCCAAGCGGCCGGCGTGGATGTGGGCGCGCTGCTCGCACCGCATGCCGACGTACTTGCTGGGCTCAGCATGCTGGCTTTCGCCGGCGAAGTGACGCTGACGGATCCCGAGGCGATCGCCAGGGAGCTCAAGCGCATCGGCGACGATGTCAAATCGGCCGGCGAGAAGGCGCTGAAGGAAGCAGGCGACGCCGGCAAGCTGTCGCTGGAAACGAAGCAGCAGGTCGACGAACTGCTGGTCAAGCAAGGCGAGCTGCAGGTCCAACTGCAGGATGCGCTGCAGAAGTTCGCACGCAAGGGCGGGGACGAAGGCCAGCGCGCCAAGAGTCTCGGCGAACAGGTCATCGAAGCCGAAGGCCTGAAGGAGTTCGTAGACTCCGGCAGCAAGAACCGCCGCTTCTCGGTGTCGATCAAGAGCATCACCAGCGCCGCGGCAAGCGCCGGCGATGGTGTTGCACCGGATCGCCGCCCCGGCGTGCAGCTGCTGCCGCAGCGTCGCCTGACCATCCGCGACCTGATCTCTCCTGGCACCACCGGCTCGAACCTGATCCAGTTCCTGCAGGAGACCGGCTTCACGAACAACGCGGCGCCGACCACTGAAGCGACTAAGAAGCCGCAGTCGTCCATCACCTTCGATCTGAAGCAAGCGGCAGTCGTGAAGATCCCGCACTTCATGAAGGCGTCGACCGAGATCCTGTCCGACTTCGCCCAGCTGCAGTCGATCATCGACGTCAAGCTTCGCTACGGTCTGGCGCTGGTTGAAGAAGCGCAGCTGCTCAAGGGTTCCGGCGCCGGCAACAACCTGAACGGCATCTATACCCAGGCCACCGCCTACTCGGCACCGATCGCCCTGACCGGCAATACCCGGATCGACGTGCTCCGCCTGGCGCTGCTGCAGGCTGAACTGGCGGAATATCCGTCGACCGGCATCACGCTGAACCCGATCGACTGGGCGGCAATCGAGCTCACCAAGGACTCGACCGGCGGATACATCTTCGCCAACCCCCAGCAGACCGCCCAGCCGATGCTGTGGGGCCGCCCGGTAGTGCCGACGCAGGCAATGGACGTCGACACCTTCCTGGTCGGCGCGTTCCAGCTCGGCGCGCAGGTCTTCGATCGCCAGCAGGCGAACGTGACGATCGCAACGGAAAACGAGGACGATTTCGTCAACAACCTCGTGACCATCCTCGCCGAAGAGCGTCTGGCGCTGGCGGTCTACCGTCCGGAAGCCTTCGTCAAGGGCGATCTGACCCCGGCAGCGTAATTACCGCCGATCACGAAACCGAAGCCAGCCGGTTAAACACTGGCTGGCTTTTTTTTGGAGAACAGCATGGAAGTGAAGATCAAGGCGAAATCGGGCTTTGCCCATGGCAAGCTGAACCTGAAGCGCGGCGACGAGGCAATGGTCTCGCCGGCAACAGCGAAAGACCTGGAGAAGGTCGGGCTGGCGGAGATCGTCGAGGCGGACGAGAAGGTCGGCGGCGGCGAAGAAGGTAGCGGCACTGGCGAACCGGCAGGCGGCGGCACCGCGTTGCCGGAAGCTGAGCAGAAGCTAGAAGCCCCGTCTGAAACGCAGCCCGAAGACGCCGCAGCAGCAAAGCCTGCGCCGACCGGGAAGAGGAAATAATGCACGTCCGCGTCATCACACCGCCGGCCGCGGAGCTCATCAGCCTTCCGCGCGCCCGGCTGCAATGCAAGATCGACGCGGACATTGCGCCCGTAGCGCCGGCCACGGAACCGACCAGTTCCCGCGACGCCGAAATCGCCGACGCGATCAAGACGGCCAGGGAGTCCGTCCAGAGCTACCTGCAGCGCGCCATCGGTGAGCAGACCCTCGAACTCGTAATGACCGGCTGGGATCGCTGCGTCAGCCTGCCCATGGGCGAGGTGAAGTCTGTCGTCAGCATCAAGTACGACGCTGACGATGGCGAGCAGACGCTGAATCCGTCGGACTATTCGCTTCACGGTGGAGAGCGGGCCTTCGTGCAGCTGTCGGCAACCCCGGCACTCAAGGCGACGCCCGAGAACGTCCGCATCCGCTACGTCGCCGGTTACAGCGAGAGCAGCCTGCCGGGTCCGGTGAAGAGCGCAATGCTGCTCCTGATCAGCGACCTGGTCGAAAACGCGTCGCGCCAGACCGAGCGAGCACTGTCGGAAAACACGGCGTTCTGCCGCCTGCTGGAGCCCCTGCGACTTGGGATGGGAGTGTGATGGACGCGTCGAAGCTGAAACACCGGGTGACGATCCAGAAGCGCGGCGTCTCGCAGGACCCCGACGGCGAGCTGTCGGACGGCTGGGTCGACGTTGCCGTGGTCTGGGCCGACATCCGGCACCAGAGCGGGCTGGAGACGATGAAGGGCGGCGCGGAAGCGTCGGTCGTGCGCGCCAGCATCAGGATCCGGTACCGCGAGGGCATTACCAGCGGCATGCGGGCCGTGCACGGCGGGATCACCTACGACATCAAGGCACCGCTGCCGGACCTCGCGCGGAAGGAACATGTCGACCTGGTCTGCGAGGTGGTCTCGTGAAGCCGAGTCGACGGCCGGAAGTGCGGCGCGCAAAGTACGCGGCGAGAAACAGCGTCACGTTCAGGCTCGACACCTCCAGCCTGAACGACCTGATCGACGAGATCGGCGACGCGATCGAGGCGGCGGCCCGGCCTGCGGCGCAGGCCGCTGCGCAGGTGCTTTATGACGCGGTTCAGCGAAACGTAGCGAGCATCGGACGAAGCTCCGGAAATCTTGCAAGGGCGATCTACCAAGCATATTCCGCGGACAACAGCGCGCCCGGGAAGGCGACCTACCACGTCAGCTGGAACGCGACCAAGGCTCCGCACGGCCAACTGCTCGAGAACGGTTACATCCAGCGCTACGCCACTTATCTCGGTAAGGATGGCAACTGGTACACCGCCGTGCGGCCCGAGCACCACGGCAAAAAGGCGCCCTGGATCGGTACCGGGAAGAAGGGGCGTAATCGGAAGGCCACCAAGGCCGAGAAAGACGCGTGGTACGTGCCCCGCCCGGGCGGGCCCGTGCAGTGGGTCGCGAAATCGTTCGTGCGCCGGGCTGCGTCGGCGTTTCCCCAGGCGCTGCGGGCTGCCGAGAACGAATTGTTAAAGCGCATCGCAAAGGGATAGCAATGTCGGTTGAAAAGGCAATTCGAGAGGCGCTGCTGGCGATCTGCCCGCGGGTCTTCTATGACTTCGCACCGGTGGAGACGGAGCGGCCCTACGTGACGCTCCAGCAGATCGGCGGGCAAGCGGTCAGTTTCGTCGATGACGCTGTTCCCGAGCTGCAGAACGGCGAGTTCCAGATCAATGTCTGGGCGGACAAGCGCACGGAAGCGTCAGCGCTCGCGGTGCAGATCGAGGCGGCACTGATTCAGGCCGACGCGTTCGAAGCCCGGCCTTCCGCGGCGCCGGCGTCGGATTTTGACCCGGACGTTCCGGTCTACGGCACTCGGCAGGACTTCTCGATCTGGTCCAACCGATAAGAATTCGGCCGCAAGGCCAGCCAGTAGAGCCCCACGGAGCGATCCGCTGGGGCTTTTTCTTGCCTCCCTAAAGGGGGCTTTTTTTATGCCCACCTGGGCAAGAAAGGAAACACCATGCCTGCAGTACCTACCGGTACCCTGTTCTCCGTGGCGAGTGGCTACGGCGCGTCCAAGACCGTCGACGGCATCTCGAATGCCGTCAATGCACTCGTCTCGTGCACCGCGCACGGCTTCAACACCGGCGATGTGGTCGAGATCACCAGCGGCTGGGGCCGCCTGAACAAGCGCATCTTCGAGGTCGGCGCGGTCACCGCGGACACCTTCACGCTGCTGAAAGCGGACACCTCCAGCACCGCGCACTACCCCGCCGGCACTGGCGGTGGTTCCGTGCGCGAGATCACCGCCTGGACGCAGCTGTCCAAGGTGATGAACCCGCAGTCGAGCGGCGGAGATCCGAAGACCGTGACCTATCAGTTCCTCGAGAGCGACGTCGAGTACTCGATGAACGACGGCTTCACGGCGACCAGCTACACCATCGAACTGGACGATGACGACACGACCGCCGGCTACGCTGCCCTGCGTACGCTGACCGACAATCAGACCGACACTGCGCTGAAGATGCTGCTTCGTTCCGGTGCCCGCGTCTACCTGCCCAGCACCGTCGCGCTGAACGACGTTCCGCAGCTGCAGTCGGGCCAGATCAACCGGATCCGCGCGCAGTTCAACGGCAACAACCGTCACACCCGCTACGCAGCGGCGTAAGTCCCTGGGCTTCGGCCCATCCTGAGCACCGACCATGCCCGGTTCGTCCTTCGCGGGGCGGCCGGGCGTGGCACGGGCATTTTTACCCTCCGCGAAAGGCAAGACATGGCAGGCAAGATCAAGCTGGGCAACCGCCCGCAGAATTTCAAGAAGACCGTGACGGTCAAGATGCTCGACGGCTCCGAGGGAGCGATCGACGTCACCTTCAAGTACCGCACCCGCACTGAATACGGCGCCTTCATCGACGCGATCATGGAAGCCGCCGGCGAGAAGGGGCGCGACGCCGGCGACGAGGCTTTCTCCAACGAGAAGCTCTGGGCGAAGGTTGCGGCGAACAATGCCGAGCAGCTGCTGCAGGTGGTCGAGGCGTGGAACCTCGACGAGGAGCTGACGAAGGAAAACATCGAGCAGCTCGCCGACGAACTGCCTGGTGCCGTACTGGCGATCATGGAGACCTATCGGGTCGCCATTCTGGAAGGCCGACTGGGAAACTGAAGGAAGCCGCCCGGGCACTTTACTCGAAGCCCCCGGTTGTCGCGCCGGGCTTCGAGCCCGAAGACTACGAGACGGATCCGGTCGAGGTATGGCCGGAGAACTGGGACGCGTGGTCGCTCTTCTGGTCCATCCACACGCAGTGGCGGACCGGCATGGGCGGGCCGACCGGGCTCGACTACAACGTCCTGTTCCGCAAGATGGACAGGATGAAGCTCTCGGCGGCGGAGTACGACCAGCTGGAAGAGGACGTCAGGGTGATGGAGTTTGAGGCCCTGAAGACGATGAACGACGGCGACGCCGGGGATGCGGCGCCGCCAGCAGGTGAGGAGCACCATGACTGAATCGCGGAAGACACAGCTCGAAGTCGGCGTCGATCCAACCCAGGCGAAGCAGGGACTGGGGGAGATCAAGCGCGAGGCGCAGTCAATGGCGCAGACCGTCGCGCAGGCCGGTAACCAGGCCAGCAAGGCGGTCGACGGCATCGGCGCAGGTGGCTCAGCGTCGGCGGCAAAGGTCGATACGGCGACCAAGTCGATGATCCAGTCGATCCAGCGCGCAACTGCCGTCATGGAGGCAGGATCGAGGACGAGCGCCCGCTACTACGAGGTGCTCGCCAACCAGCGCGGGGTGGACGTGACGGTGCTGCGTCCGTACCTCAGCCAGCTGGAGGCGGTCGCTGCCAAGCAAAAGGCAGCTGAGCAGGCGATCAGGGGATCGGACTCGGGCCTCAAGGGCCTCGGCATGACCGCGGGCCAGACGGCGAACGCGCTTCGCATGGTTCCTGCACAACTGACCGACATAGTTACCAGCTTGGCGAGCGGTCAGGCGCCCCTGACCGTGCTCATCCAGCAGGGTGGTCAGCTCAAGGACATGTTCGGTGGGATCGGCCCGGCTGCACGCGCGCTCGGCGGCTACGTGGCGGGCCTCATCAACCCACTGACCTTGGCGGCTGGTGCGGTCGGCGTGCTTGGCGTCGCGTACCTCGCAGGGAAGAAAGAGGGCGACGCGTTTAACCGCGCCCTCATCATGTCCGGCAATATCGCCGGCACGACCGCGTCCCAACTACAGGACATGGCCGCGGGCATTGACAGCGTCTATGGCACACAGCGAGCTGCGGTCGCCGCGCTCGCTCAGATGGCAGGAGGAGGTAAAGTCGCGTCTAGGAATCTGGAGGAGTTCACTGCCGTCGCTCTACGCATGGAGGACGCGGTCGGCATCTCCGTGGACGAGACCGTCAAGAACTTCCAGGAGCTGGGGAAAGCGCCCACCGAGGCGTCGCGTAAGCTCAACGAACAGTACCGATACCTGACCGCAGCAGTGTTCGAGCAGATTTCCGCTCTCGAAGAACAAGGGCGGCAAGAAGAGGCAGCTGCGGTCGCGCAAAACGCGTTCGCTGTCGAGTTCGACAAGCGCACCAAGGCCGTGGTGGACAATCTTGGTCTGCTCGAGCGTGGTTGGAAGTCGGTCAAGAAGGGTGCGTCCGAAGCAATCGACGAGATGTTGCGCATCGGGCGCGCGACGACTCTGTCGGACCAGTTGAAAGATGTCCAGTCGCAGATTGGTTCATACAATCCGTTCTCCATCTTCGGCGATGATATCGATACGCTAAAGGCAAGGCGCGATTCGATCATCGAGACGATGCGACTTGAGGAGCGTGCAGCGGCTTCCGCTGGCGAGCGGGCGGCGCTGCAGCAGGCGGCAGTTGCGGCCATCGATGCGGTCAATAAGGCCAACGAGAAGGCTCTGTCCAAGCAGGACCAGATGAACAAGGCCCTGGACGTCTACCGCGCCAACATCGACAAGATCCGGGCCGCCAACCCGACCAGCGCGCTGCTCGATCCCAAACTGATTGCGAGCGCGGAAAAGGCAATTCGTGACAGCTTCGCGGATAAGGGAGCCATCTCCAAGTTCAATGCGGAGCTCGAAAAGCAGGCGCGGTTGCTGGCTGAAGGAGCGGGCCTAACTGGTGAGTTTGCGGGCGACTGGGAGCGTCTCAGCAAGGCATACGCTGCCGGCGAAATTTCACTGAGTGACTTGGTCGAGCGCCAAGCGAAATTGCTCGCGCAGCAGCCGGCGATCAAGAAGAATATCGAGGCGGAGGCTCGCGCAGTCGAGGTGCTTGCAGCGGAGTGGGAAGAAGCGGCAAGGGCACGCGAATCGGAGATGGATCGCAGCTACCGCGCCACGCTGGCCTCGATCAAGCTGGTCAACGATTACGGCCGCGGCATCGACGAAAACAACAAGCTCACCGAGTACGAGATCAGCCTCCTGGGTAAGACCGAGTCGCAGCGCGAGATCGCCGTCGAGCAGTACCGGATCCAGCTCGATCTGCAGCGGGAGAAACTGAAGCTCGACGAGCTCGGCCTCGACGCGGAGGAAAAGCGGGTTCGCCTTGCTCAGCTGGACGCGGCGGCGGCGCGCGCAATGGACGGCGCGGCTCAACGTGCCTGGCTCAACGATTGGAAGCGCATCAACGATGACATCGGGCGCTCCCTCAGCGACGCGCTGATGCAGGGCGGCCAGAGCGCTGGCGACTACCTGAAGAACTACTTCAAGACGCTGGTCTTTCGGCCGATCATCCAGGCGGTCATGGCGCCGGTCTCCGGTGCGATCGCGTCCGCGTTTGCACCTTCCACAGCGGCTACCGCTACGAGCGCCGGTGGCGCTGGCGGCGCTCTCAGCTGGCTCTCAGCCGGCAAATTTCTCTGGGACGGGTTCTCCACCGGCTTCGGCGCCATGGGCAATACCGCCAGCCAGGTGGCGCAATACGGCTTCGGTCTGGGCGGCACCGCGCCGGTCAGCACGGGCATGGCCGGCACTGGCTGGGTCTCCGCGGAGGGAGGCGCGGCATACTTGGGAAGCGGCGCGAGCGCACTGGGGACCGCGGCATCGTGGGCCGGAGGCATCGGCGCAGGCCTCGGCTTGGGGCAGCTCTTGTCCGGGCAGTATTCGCTGATCGGCAAGAACAGCATGGCTGCCACTGGTCTGGGCACTGCCGCCGGCGGCATCGCCGGGTCTCTCGGCCTACTGGGATCAGTCGGCGGTCCGCTCGGCGCACTGATCGGCGGCGCCGTCGGCGGCCTGCTGAACCGCGCGTTCGGACGCGGTCCCAAGGAGGTCAAGGCGTTCGGCATCGAGGGAGATTTCGACTCCGACAGTTTCGCCGGCCGCAACTTCGCGGACTGGAAGCAGAAGGGCGGGTGGTTCCGTTCTGACAAGAAGGGCACCAACTTCTCGCCGCTCGACACGGCGATCGCCGACCAGTTCTCGGCCAGCATGGTGGCGATCCGTGACCAGACCACCGAGTTTGCTGAGGCGCTCGGCCTGTCTGCGGACGCGATCGACGGCTACAGCAAGCACATCCGGCTGACACTGACGAAAGACGAGGCCGAGAACCAGAAGCTGATCGCAGAGATGTTCGGCGTGATCGGCGACGAGATGGCCGGCATCGTCGGCGACTTCTCCGCGTTTGCCAAGGAAGGGGAGGCGGCCAGCGTCACGCTGCAGCGCCTGGCTGTGAGCCTGACCACGGCGAATGGTTGGCTGGATCGGCTGCAGCAGACGCTGTTCCAGAGTTCGATTGCCGGCGGCGACGCCGCCAGCAAGCTCGCCGACGCGTTCGGCGGGCTGGAGAACCTTGCCGCAGTCAGTGCCGCGTTCTACCAGGCCTATTACACGGAAGGCGAGCGCGCGGCACGCAGCCGGGAAGACATGCGGAAGGCGCTGGAGAGCGTCGACCTGGTGCTGCCGGAGACCATGGCCGAGTTGCGCAACATGGCCGACGGCCTGGACCTGACCACGGAAGCCGGCCGGAAAGCGTATGTCACGCTGCTGTCCATCGCGCCGGAGTTCGCGAACGTCGCGCAAGCGACCGAGCGGCTGGCGAAGGAGACGGCCGGCAACCTGCTGGCTGCCTTCAGCGGTCGCGGTGCTCTGACAATGGCGCTGACCGGCACGTCCATGCTCGCGGAGGAAATCTATCGGCTCGGCCAGAACGCCGCAGACGCGGTGATCGACTTCGCCGGGTTGGCGGAAGCGCTGGCCGACGTCGACACGGCGACGTTCACGGAAGCCATCGCGCAGGCGTTCGAGCGGCTGGCAGGCCGTATCAGCGACGTGATCGGTGCCATTGCCGACGAGCGCGCCGCGGTGCGCGAGGCCGCGCTGCAGATCACGAACCCGGCTGGCATGACGCCGGACCAGATCCGCGCGGCGATTACCGGCATCAACACCACGATGCCGGGCAGCATGGGTATCGCCGGGCTGGACGCGAAGTATGCGCTGGTCGAGCAGCGGGCGGCAGCGCAGGCTGCAGCGCTGGCGCCGTACCAGGCAGCGCGGGACGCGCTGGCGGCCTTCCGCAGCACTGCGGTGCCCAGCACCCTTGAGGGTGCGCAGCTGGTGCAGATGAACGGCAAGGTGCCGACCGCGAATGCGGAGCTGTACGCGAACAACAGCGCGTACCGGGAGGCGTGGGATACGCTCCTCGCCAGCCACTACCAGAAGTACGGGAAGGGCTACGATAAAAAGAGCGACGCCGCGCAGATCGAGCAGGGCCTGCAGGCGCTGCTGGCCCCGGTGATCGCGGCGGAGAAGGCCGCGTTCGAAAAGTCGGTCCAGCAGCAGGTTGCGGCCGTCGCGACCCTTGAGGAGAACTACAAGGCGGCGACGGCAGCGCTCGCGGAGGCACAGACGGACGCGGCAGATCACGCCCGGGCAGCGCAGGTAGCCTATGCCGACGCGCTGCAGCAGTTCGCCCTGGACGCCGGGCAGTCGGTCAACAAGCTGAGCCGTCTGCGGGAAGAAACGCTGCGGTACTACGAAGCCCAGAAGCGCCTGGCCGACCTGATGACGGCCAGCGCCGCCGGGCTGCGCAAGACCGTGTCCGACTTCCGGTACAGCCAGATGGCGCCGGAGGACCAGTTTGCCGCGCTGCGGACGCAGTTCGCCACCGCCTACTCGATGTCCCAGGCGACGCAGGGCGAGGCGCTGGCTGGCTACGCGGACAAGCTGAACGGCCTGGTGAACCCGCTGCTGGAGAAGGCGCTGGAGGTCTATGGCGACGGTGCCGACTACAACGCGATCGTGGCTGCGGTGCTGGCGCAGGCGAACAACGTGGCCGGGCGGCTGGACAACCTGACGCCGACCGACTACGCCGCCGACAGCCTGGAGATGCTCGAGCAGATCGACGCCACTCTGGCCTCGCTGGAGGCAGCGGCCAAGTCGGCGGACCAGCTGATTGTAGGCGCCATCAACGCCGGCCGCGACCAGACGGTCAACGGCCTGCGGGCGGTGGTTGCGGCGCTGACCGGCCAGAGCATTCCGGCGTTTGCAAATGGCGGCGACCACGCCGGCGGCATCGCTCTGGTCGGCGAGCGGGGCCGCGAGCTCATCAATACCGGTCCGGCGCGTGTCTTCACCGCCGCACAGACCAAGCAGATCCTGTCGGGCGGTGGCGGCAACGCTGAATTGCTCGCAGAGGTCCGCAGGCTGAACCGAAGGATCGAGGAACTGCAGATGGCGACGGAAGCGGTGGCCAGCCATACGAGCAACACCGCCCGACGACTGGAGCGGATCGAGCAAGACGGGATGGTGGTGAGGACGGAAGACGACATGCCACTGAAGACGACGGAGGCAGCATGAAGGTAATCAGGCCGGTGGTGATCGACTCCGGGAAGCTGGTCAGCAGCAGCGTGCCGGAGGACGAGCACCAGGTCTGGAACAGCGGCACCACCTATGCTGCCCAGGCCCGAGTGATCGCAGACCACTTCATCTATGAGAGCCTGCAGGCCGGGAACCTGAACAAGCCGCCGGCGGCGTCTCTGCTCGACTGGGTGCGCATTGGCCCTACGAACCAGTGGGCGATGTTCGATGCGGAGATCAGCACGCAGACGGCAGCGGACGGGGAGCTCACGGTGGTCCTCAAGCCGGGATACGTGAACAGCCTGGCGCTGTTTGGGGTGTCCGGTTCGAACCTTGCCGTGGAAGCACGGGACGGCGCCGACGGACCGGTCATCTACAGCCACGAGCAGAGTCTCGATGGGTCCTTCGTGGGCGACTGGTACCAGTACTTCTACGAGCCGATCGAGCAGCTCGACGAGGTCGTCCTGCAGGGGCTGCCGGCATACGCCGACGCGCACCTGACGCTGACCATCTCAGGGCTGGTGGCGGCATGCGGGATCCTGATCGTCGGCAACGTGTACGAGATCGGACGCACACAGCGCGGCGCTAGCGCCGGCATCACCGACTACAGTCGCAAGGAGACCAGCGCGGCCGGCACGACCACGTTCGTGAAGCGCCGCTACAGCAAGCGCATGCGGGCGTCGATGGTGGTGGGCAACGCCTTGCTGAACAAGCTGCAGCGGCTGCTGGCCAGCCTGCGCGCGACGCCGTGCGTCTGGATCGGCACCGACGCACCCGGGTACCAGCCGTTGACCGTCTTCGGGTTCTACCGCGACTTCTCGATCGACATCGCCTACTCGAACCACTCCCTCTGCAACCTCGAAATCGAAGGGCTCACATAATGGCAATGACACCACTTCCCACTCCGCCCAGCCGGAACGACCCGGCCAACTTTGCCGAACGCGGCGATTCCTTCCTGGCGGCGCTCCCGACCTTCGTCACCGAGGCGAATGCGCTGCAGGAGGATGTGACCGCTAAGCAGGCGACTGCGTCGTCCGCGGCGACCACCTCGACCCAGAAGGCGGCGGACGCCAGCGACTATGCAGCCACCGCGAACCAGGCGAAGACCGGGGCCGAGGCGGCGCGGGACACAGCACAGACGCACCGAAACGCAGCTGAGGCCGCCAAGAACGCGGCAGAAGACGCAGCTGTCGATGCAGGCGATTTTGCCGCGTCGGCATCGGCGTCTGCAGCGGTACTTTCGAGTGCGTCCGATGTTCTGTTCAACGTGCTGATCAACTCGAACTTCGGAGAGAACAAGCGAGCCGTGTCTGGAACGGTGACACTGGCTGCCGGCGCATACGGTCACGACCGCTGGAAAGCTGGCGCAGCGGGATGTACGTACACGTTTTCTAACTCGGGCGGCGTGACCACGTTGAACATCACCGCCGGTTCACTGATTCAGGTGATCGAAGGCGAGCAGCTCCATACCGGCACACACGTTCTCTGTTGGACTGGCACAGCACAGGGAAAGATCGGTGCCGGAAGCTATAGTTCGTCGGGCGTCACGGCTTCAGTTGCCGGCGGTACGAATCTCAACGTTGAGTTCGGAACCGGCACGCTTTCCTGTCCTCACTTGCGTCCGGGTTCGGCCGTCCTCCCTTGGTCGCCCTACCGCGGAATTTACGGTGGTGAAAAGCAGGCGTGTCTAAGGTACTGCCGCGCGATAAATACGTCCGCGGCATATCTCGGCGCCGGACTGTGGTACACCCCATCGCTTGCAATTGTGCATTTACCGTTCATCGGCGGCATGATGCGGGCTGCGCCGTCAATTGAATTCAATTCCGCGGTGGGCGGGGTCATTATTCCGTCCGGGTCGGCATCCGCGTCTATTTCTATGAATAGTGCAAAGGTCGATGGCGCGACGTTGGCCCTGACATATATCAGCGGCAGCACTGCCGTTGCCGGCATGGCTGCTGTGGCTTCGGTCGCGAGCGGATTGCTGATTCTTTCCGCGGAGCTTTGACCATGTATGTGATCGTCAACGAAACGGTGCTGCGGCGACTCAGCGACGGCTGCGAATTCCCCCGCGACCCAGGAAACACCGACTACCAAGGATTCCTGCGGTGGCAGGCGCAGGGGAATACGCCACTGACGGCGCCCACGCCGACACTCGACATTGCGAAGGCCGCACGGCTACATATCGTCAATGTCGCGTGTGATGCAGCGATTAACTCCATTCGCGTGACGTATCCCGAGACCGAAGTGCTTTCCTGGCCGAAGCAGGAGGCCGAGGCACGGACGCTACAGGCGGATCCTGCGGCTGCGACACCGCTGATCGACGCTATCGCCGCCGGGCGGCAGATGGACCGAATGGAACTGGCATCTCGGATTCTGCAGAAGGCCGACGCGTTCGCCGTCATCTCCGGCGCCGCGATTGGCAAGCGCCAGGCGCTGGAGGACCAGATTGCCGCGGCGACGTCGATCGAGGCGCTAGACGCGATCACCTGGTAGCAGCAGCTGCACCGCACTCGGCCCGCTTCGGCGGGCTTTTTCATTTCTAGAACCATCAAGAAAGCCTCGAATGCCCGATATCGACAACGACGCGCAGAAGGCGCTGATCAAGGAAGCCATTTCCGAGTGGCTCGACAAACAGTTCGCCACGCTCGGAAAGTGGACGCTCGGCGGCATCTGTTCCATGGGCCTCGCGGCACTGACGTTCTGGTTCCTTTCTTCTAATGGGTGGCACAAATGAGCGCACTAATTTCCTTCCTCAGCGGCTCCGTTTTCCGCATGATCTGGGGCGAACTCAGCTCGGCATGGACCGCGTACCAGGACCACAAGCACGAGATGGAGCGCATGCGCTTCCAGGCCGAGCAGGACGATAAGCAGCACGCGCGCAACCTGGAGGCGATCCAGGTCCAGCACCAGCTCGGCGTGGAGACGATCCGCGTGCAGGGGGAGGTTGACCTGACGAAGATCGATGCAGAGATCTTCGGTACCGGCGTGGAGCTGACTGGGAAGACGACCGGATTCAAGTGGGTGGACGCCTGGAACTCGGCCGTCCGCGCGGCGCTGGCCACCGAGTGCATGGTCTTGATCAGCTTGCACTACTACCGCAAGGAATGGGTGCTGGATGCCGCGGGCTGGGAGCTCGCCGGCGCCGCGCTTGGCATCTTCGTGGCTGACCGGACGCTGTTCCGGCGCGGGAAATGACCAGGGCCAGGTTCCTGTCGCTAGCCGTACAGGTGACGGCGGCGCTCTGCCGGCGCTTCGAAGGACTGGTGCTGCATCCGTACCTGTGCGCCGCCGGCGTTCCCAGCATCGGATACGGCGCCACCTACTACCTCGACGGCCGACCAGTGACGCTCAAGGACCCGCCGATCAGCAAGCAGACGGCGGAGGTCATGCTGCTGCACATGGTCAGGTACATCTACCTGCCGGCCGTCCTGAAGCTCTGCCCGCACGTCGACAGTCCGGAGCGCCTGGCCGCGCTGATCGACTTCGCGTTCAATCTCGGCACCGGCCGGCTCAAGTCGTCGACGTTGCGCAAGCGCGTGAACGCCGGCGACTGGGATGCCGCGGGCGTCGAAATCATGAAATGGGTCAGGGGCGGGGGGCGGGTGCTAAAGGGGCTAGTGCGACGTAGAGAAGCCGAGCGAGCATTGATGCGGTAGGCAAAGACTTCTGGGCTACCCGATATCTGCTTCCGACCCCTGGGCCGTTTGCGATGTATCCATCTGCGGATTTGCCGGTATGTCTGTCATTGCAAGCCAGATGGTGGCCAGCCGCTCATCGTCGAATCCTCGCACGTGGCGCGATTCGGGGTCGGCAGGTAGCATGGCAGCATCGGCGGAGATGCGCGACAGCCTGGACGGGCTGTAGAGCAACGCAAATCTCTTCATGCCTGCAATCCTCATCCTTTGGAACCAGTCACGGGCCAGCCAGTCCGCAACGCCGGTCCAAATCCCTTGCACAAGGCGGTTGTCGTTTAGGACTTTTGTCGCGCTGAAGTGAGACATTGCTGCGAGTATCGCCTCGCACCCTTCAACGACCGACGCGTCAGACTGGTAACCCTTCCAGTTGGCATAGATCCAATTATTTTTCGCATCGAAGCTCACTTCGATGTAATCGCGTTCAAAGAATGTTTGCATTTCCGGCGGTGCGATGCGGGATGCGGCGGAGACGTGGCCGGCAATGTAGTCCTGCGCGTGGTGCGGCGCTTCGAAAATCGACCGTCAGTGCGGAGTATGGGCATTGAGGCCGGGAGATTCTACGCGGAACAGATCCTCTCCGCTATCAAATCCTGAGGTCTGCACGCATATTGGAGCGGCGCTTGCTGTTTTCAAGCCTCGCTCGCTGTTGCCCACGAACCCGTGGTTGGGTGTGGCCAGGGTTGTGAGGGGAAAGAGGGGTGCGCGGCCACCGTCGAGATCATGAAGCGGGTACGCGGCGGCGGCGGGGCTGAAGGGACTAGTCAGGCGCCGCGAGGCAGGGCGCGCTTTGCCTACGGCTTCCAGCCCCAGCTGAGGACACGTTTGCGGACAATTGCGACACTCTCCGCCGCACCGGACATGTTGTTGAACGGTAGCGGCTTGGAGATGTAGATGTAGCCAGGTCGGGCGCGTTCGACTGCCCCGCAATACGGGCAGGTGATCTCTGCCTGCATTGATAAGGGCTCGTCAAGGGAGCAGCCAAAGCGGAGCACGAGGAATCCGTGTCCACAGCCATTGTTGCGGCATTGTGTTACCTCCCCGTCCATCATGCTTCCTTTCTTCCGTCGCGAGCACTGGTTCTAATGACGGATGATTTCTTCGAAGGATACGTCGATTAAACGACTGCCAGATGCAGCATTGGCATCATCCGCATGGTCTCTGCAGCGAAGGCGTGAGCTACGAAAGAGGAACGCACCGCACATTAGGAAGCGACGTATTTCGTCGTCAGTTAGACGCTCAGATGCATTCGCTAATGTTTCTACAAATAAGGAAGTAATCCGGTCGGCGTCGAGGTTACGCGAATCGAGGCGCATTAGCAGCGCCAGAATTTGATACTCGTCCACTATGTCCTCTTCGTGATTGCGCTGTTGGTAACATACGACAGTGAACCGCTACGACACGTTGCCACGGCACCGATAACATTTCTGCATCAGTCCAAAGTCGCGATGTTGAAGGACTATTAACGTCAGCTATATGCGACGACGGTCGCCATGTTCGAATCGGATAGTGGAACTGTTCGCGTATCTCCCTGTCGTTACTGCCAGTTACACGACGAGGAGGCCATGAATCAGGACGAGATATTAAGGAGAGTCAAGGAGACCAACACTGCGGAGTTGGACACTGAATTGGTAGCCGAGATCTACTCGCACGTCCTCTTCTTGCTGTCGGACAGCATTGCTGCGAGCGATCTGCAGCGACTTATTCTTCTCGGTGCAGCGATGTACAAAAATGGAACGTCAGCTCGAGCGGAGCTGCAAATGCCGCCACTCGTGTCGGATATAGGGGTTCCGCCGACGAGCTATTTACAGTAAGAAGCAATGGAATGAAGAATCCGGCGTGTCGCAGCAGCGATGGAGCTTCCTCTACTTCGCGAGGAGCTTGCGCTCGTCCCCGTGCTTCCTCGCCGTTGACCTCGCAATCTTAAAGTCCACTTACCCCGAGCAGCATCTTTGCCTGCTGGAGCAGATCGTCGCGCGCCGGATGCGGCTTATCGCCGACGGGCCGTTCATCGTCTCCCTGGTCGGCTTGCAGGTATTCGACAGTGGCGGACTTGATGGCGGGGAGGGCGTTGAAGATCGGCCGATTGTATGTCATTCGGTGCTCTCGTCAGTTCTCTCATCGATCGAATTCTGTAACCGCGGAATACGATCGAGCGGAATCTTATGCGCTGCCCGTTCTTGATCGATGGAGATGACCTCGGCGTTGACGGTTACAGACGGCTGGCAGTCAAGGAGCGTTGTAAGATCTTTCGATATCTGGATTGCGGCCTTCTGAAGATTTGCATCAATTTCGCCAGTTTCATGTCCGGCTGCTCGCAGTTTATCCCTTAGCCCGATGAGCGCATCAATGCTTTCTACTTTGCGCGGAATGGCGGCAATCTTACCTTCGGTCGTCAAGTTGCGGTACATGAAGCCGGCGAACGATCGAATGAAGCCAGCGATGATCTCAAGGACCTTTTCGTCTCCCGCTACACTCGCCCACAGGCTTCCCGATTCGATTTTCACGATTTGCAACGGCGAGTCGACTTGCGAGATCTGAAGAAGATTGCATACCTCTTCATACATAGACTGAATGGCGGACAAGCGCTCAATGAAGTCTGTGAAGCTATTCGTGAGCGGCAGGGCTACAGAAAGACTGCCCCGATCATCCGCAACAGATTCGGACGCGTCGAGCAGCGACGCCGTGAAGTTAGCACTGAGTTCCAGATCAGTAAGTCTTTTGTCCAGGAAGGCTGCTTGTCGTACCAGAGCGACGGCATTCTTAGTCCGCCGTCGCGTGATGTACGTATCGAAGTTCTCGGAAAATTCCGCGATGTCCTTCAT